TTATTTAGAAAAATTGCCATGATTATTCTTCTTCCTTCTTAGTAGTTACTGGCTTTGGTGCTGTGGTGATCTGACCAATCTTCTTCAAGAAGGCTAGATCCTCTGGTGTTAGGTCTGACATGTTAACTCCAACTTGTTAGGATTGATACGGACATCTCGCAGCTGAGCAGATCACCTGATGCAGCATTGAGAACACTTGGGGCAGATACACTGCCTACATTATACGTCAAAGAACTAGCAGCTAATAAGTTAAACACTCTAACCAAGTTAGTTTCAATGCCGTTTAGGTTGCCTTCGTTATCAAATAAAGGCACTGTAATAATAATCTTGAAATTAGCCAGTGGGCTGATTGTGTTGCGCGCGTTGTTGCTTGGCGAAAGATAAGGATCGTCCGGGCTTACGATTACTGAGTTAGCAAGAACAACTGAAGGTGGAAAGGCAAAAGTCTGCCAAAGTGAGTTGTCAACTAACGCTGTTGCCAGGGTAGTTCGAAGGGTCGTGATCGATGCTGGCATTAGCCCACCATTGAGCGAGGGTCTAGCGCATGTGCGATCAATCCTCTGACCTTAGCGAGAAGCTGTGCGCTCATTCGGTAAGGTGAGGGCTGGAAATCTACGGAGTTACTGCCCGAAAGGGTTGCAGTTCTCGCTTGCCAGATTTCAACAGCTATCATCAAAGCGGCATTCTGAATTGCTGCATCAGCAGTCCAGTCTGTTGAAGGACTAATTGTTACTGTGCCATAAGGCATGACTGAGTGTCGTGGCTCGGCTGCTGGAGTGCCAGTTATTGCATAAGAAATTGAATAATCGCCAACTTCTGTTACTGTCTTTGATCCATTTAGATGGGCTTTGTTGTTAGTTACAACAACCGTTTGACCTACATAAAATGTATTTTTTACAAGTGTATCAAAATATAAAGTGCCCACTGTGGTGGTGTTGCTGTGTTCTACGTTGAAATGAGTATCTGCCCAAAGCATTGGAAGCAGGACAGCATCTGATGCATCGCAGACTTCTTGGATTGTCGCGTCTGAATACAGCGAGCCAACGCCGAGAACGCTCTTGAGTTCAGCTACTGTGCAGAGTGACATTCCAATTCCTTTCTAAAGACCAAGAGGGGGCAAGGGCTATGCCCCCTCTTAGCGACTTAGTGGGCTTACGCCTTGTTGTTCTTGAATGCGCCAGCAGCAACCTTAGTTGCGATTGCGCCGAAGCCGTAGTAACCGATGGTTACTTGACCTGCTGCTGTTGATTCCGCGCGTAAGCGGTATGTTGGTGACTCATACCATGTGTATGCATCTGGGTTGACGATAAGGATTGTGCCATCGCCATCGCCAGCGTTTGTTGGGTCAACGTATAGGTTAAGTCCTGCAACGTTACCTGTTAGTGATGTTGGTGCTACTTGACCGCCAGCGTTCATTGGCTGTGATGCTGTGTAGATTGGGCGACCTGCATCGTTAAGTGACATGATGTTTGACCATTGTCCTGTTGATACGACCATGTTGCGAGCAAATGGGTTAGGTAATCCTGCTGTGGCTGCGTAAACAGAAGCAGATCCGCGAGCAACAATTCCAAGCAATTCAGCTGCTGTTGGGTATGTGACTGTTGTTGTTGCATCTGCTGTTGCACCTGAAATCAGTGCAGCGTTAACTGCTGCGTTTGTTGCCTTTGCGTAAGCAGCTGCCATGTTGCGAACTAGCTCATCGAAGAATGCTGGAGATGTGCGATCTAGCAATTCAACTGAGAATGTTTGCTGTCCAGCATACTTCTTGACTGATACTGACAAGAATGATGAAGCCTGATCGGTCTCATTAAATGCTGCGCCTTCAGCGGTTTCTGCAACTGTTGGCATTGTTGTGATCTTTGGAATTTCGAAAGTCATACCGGCATCTGGAAGCACTCCGCGAGAGATTGCATCGATTGATGGACGGATTGTTGTGCCTAGTGGGTTGATGATTTCAGACAACTGACGAGTTGGTACAAGACCAGCGTTGTCTGTTGTGTCATCTGCTGCAAGTAAGTATTGACGAGCTGACTCATCGCCTAGTGCTGCGCGGATTGAGTTCTCTGCATACTTTGCAGCTGTTACTTCGATACGAGGCTTGGTGTAAGCCATTGCTGTGACAGTTGGGCGAGCAGCTTCAACCGCTTGTGCTTCAACTGGTGTTGCTTCGACGGCTGGAGTGGTATTTTCCACGTTGGCTATCTCGCTTTCTGTTGGTAGGGGTTCTTCTACTGCAACAGATTCTTCTGCTGCAATATCAGTGACTTGGGCTGACTTAAATGCTGGCTCAGTCACTAAACTTACTTCGACCAAGCGAGCAGCAGACACATAGGTCACGCCGTCCTTGATCTTTGACTTTAGAACTTCTGCACCGATGCTTAGTCCTGATTGCAATCCTTCTTCGGCAAGGATCAAGGCTTCTGTACCGCGCTGTGAGCGACTTACAGAAAACACTGCATCGATTGAGTTCTCTGACTCAGAAAAACTAATTGCACGACCCAAAGGTTTCTTGGAATCGTGTTGATTTAACAATTTAATAGTCTTAGGATCTGGGATCTCGATTGATCCAGAGGCAAAGATAACCTTGCCCATGTTGGTTGATCCTGCTTCAATATTAAGAGGCACAATCTTGCCTGAGATAGTGCGATTGGCTGAATCGGCTGTTAGTTCAGCTGCGAAGGTGATTATCTGGGTCATTCCATACCTTGACTTCCGTTAGGTGTTAGATCTGTCATTTCCATTGCTTGTTCTTGAGTAATAAGTTCAAGAGTTAATAATTTTTCGATAACTGCCAGTTCTTGTAATGGATCAGTGCGCAAGAAGTTCTTATCAATATCAAACTTGACAACATTGCCGCGAGCAGTGATGTCGTCCATTGATAAACGATCTTCAATGGCTGAGATAAATGGTTGCAAAGATAATGTCAAGAATTGCTTGCGCTCATCTTGAACATTTGCATAAGTCATTGAATTGTTTTGATCTGCTGAAACATAATAAGCAGGAACATTGCAAAGGCGCGCAATTTCAGTGGCCAGGTTGAAAATGGCTTCTCCGTACATCATTTCCTTAGGTGAGAATGACACTGGCTTATATTCTAAAGTGCTAGTTAGATAAGCAGTTGAACGATTGTTGCGAGCAGTGCGCCAAGCAGCTAGTAATCCTGAAACTTCTTTAGGATCAAGATCAGCACCGGTATTTTTGATATAACCAGTTGCCATTGGAGTTGATGCAGCAATCGCTGCTGCTTTCTGGACATCGATGGCCGCACGAATTGTTTGAATGCCTGTTGTCAAGATACCTGGTAGCAAAGATTGGAAAGTAATCAAACTACCAAGACCGTCCATTGGTAATGTTGTTCCATCAACTGCATAAGACTTAACAAAAGTATTGGTGCTATCTAAAGTTGCAGTTACGCGATTGTTAGCGATCCATTCAAAGCGAGATGGTCGTCCATCTTCATTATAAACTTCAACGACCTGCCAGAAGGCTTGCGAATATAGAAGCAATGATTCGACTGTGTAAGCGATCGTAACTGACCGGGGCTGAGAATATGAAGGCTGCTCTAACCAGACTGGTGAGCCAAGTTCTTCATTAGTTGATTTTCTGTAAAGCTCTAAAGGGATTGCGCCGATAGTGCCAGCCAATAGATTACGGCATCGTTGCAATGCTGGAACTGAAAGAGCTTCTTCTCTGCTGACATACGCATACTGAAAAGGCATTGCATAAGGCGAATACTCACCAAGAACTTGAGGGGCATACTGCGCTTCGACAGTTGACTTTTTAGAAGGTGATTCTGCGCGCGAAAATATACCCATGGCCTAAATGATAGCACAACCTAGACAGATTGCTAGTATTTGTCAAGTTATGATTTGTGGGCGTGGTGCTGGCAACATCAATTTACTCACTGCCATTGCAACTCCGATAATTGCTGAAATATCACCAGCTGATTTGCGCTTGACGATTCTCCAAGCTGAGTCATTAACTTTGGCGGCACAGTTGTTAAATTGCTGAATAAGTTCTGTTTGCCCATTATGCACGACCTTATGAGTCACCAATCCAGTTAAAAGGTCTCCACAGGCCTGATAGAACTGCTGGCCGCTTACATCTTCCGTCATTACTCCTGCTTGCTTCAATCGATCTGCAATGGACTGTGTGGCGTATTTGTCATAACAGACTAAACGCGGCCGATAAATATCAGCCCACGCTTTAATGGCAACAGCAATTTTTAGATCATCAACAGCTACTTGACTTGACCAAGTTTCCATAATTCCAATACCAATTCGGCCATCGGGAAGTAATTGGCCAGCGATAAGGCTTGCATTACGCCTTGATGGACTAACATCAAAGGCAAAAACGGTATATGCCCCGACTGCTATTTCTAAACTGTTATCGCTGGTCTCTTCTAAAACTCCATGAGGCCAAGGCGATTGAAGGCTGTCGATCCACTGGCAATAAAACAATCACTGCTGTTGGCGATCGATCAATAACTTATGCAATAACTGGCAACAACAACACTGCTGCCCCACTTCACCCTGTTAACCCTTATGGTCAAGTTGCTGCTGAAACATATGTCGATTGGACATTAGACGCAGCCGTACAAAATGCCGCTTTGATGATAGCTGTTGAGATCTGGCAAGCAAGAACCAGCACTTTGACTGGTTCTAACTCCGTAGATTTCCAGCCCTCACCTTACCGAATGAGCGCACAGCTTCTCGCTAAGGTCAGAGGATTGATCGCACACGCGCTAGACCCTCGCTCAATGGTGGGCTAATGCCAGCAGCGATAACTACCCTTCGAACTACTCTTGCAACTGCCCTAGTTGATAACTCACTTTGGCAGACTTTTGCATTCCCACCTTCAGTAGTTCTTGCCAATTCAGTTATCGTAAGCCCGGACGATCCTTACCTTACGCCAAGCAACAATGCGCGCAACACAGTCAGCCCACTGGCTAATTTTAAGATTATTATTACAGTGCCTTTATTCGATAACGAAGGCAATCTAAACGGCATTGAAACTAACTTAGTTAGAGTGTTTAACTTATTAGCTGCTAGTTCTTTGTCGTATAATGTAGGCAGTGTATCTGCCCCTAGTGTTCTCAACGCTGCATCAGGTGATCTGCTCAGCTGCGAGATGTCCGTATCTATCCTTACAAGTTGGAGTTAATATGAGCGAACCAATACCAACAGAAGCCGATTTAGCCGTATTGGCAAAGCTCGGACTTCTTAGCACACCTAAGTCAGCACCTAAGAAAGATGAGGAATAATCATGGCCGTATTTATGAGCAACCTGGTCGGACTAAAGGTCGCGACTATTGATCTTTCAGATCATGTAACTTCTGTAACTCTTAACCGTACATTTGATGAGCTTGAGATAACCGCCATGGGCGATCTAGGGCACAAATACGTCAAGGGTTTGGAAGCATCATCGATCACAATTGATTTTCTTAGCGATACAGCAGCAGCAAATGTAAACGCAACTCTTCAAGCTGCATTTGGCACTGCTGTAACAGTTACAATGGTTCAAACCAAGGGAACTCCAGTATCAGCAACTAACCCACTTTACACAATGACATGCTTAGTAAACGGCTTAACAGATGTAAATGGTGCAGTTGGAGATCTAGGCACTCAGTCAGTTACTTGGAATGTAAATGGCGTTGTTACAGTAGCTTCTACCGGAACTTTCTAAGGATAATCAAATGGCCGTATTTTTTAACCAAAACGAATTTGTCTCAGTTAATGGCGTGGATCTTTCCAGCCTAGTTACTGCGGTAACAATCAATCGCCAGTTTGATGAATTAGAACAGACTGCCATGGGCATGTCTGGTCATTCAATGTTTAAAGGTCTAGAAGCTTCTAGCGTGACTATTGACTTTTTAAACGACACAGCAACCAGCAAGACACTGCAAACACTTCAAGCTACTTGGGGCACTGCCGTAACTGTGGTTGTTCGACAAAATTCAACTGCAGCATCTCCAACCAACCCAAGTTATACTATGACTTGCTTGATCAATGGAACAACCGATGTAAACGGTGCTGTTGGAGATCTAGGTACACAATCAGTCACCTGGAATGTCAATGGTACTATCGCAATCGCAACCGCATAAAACAAAAGAAAAGGGCTAACAAATGGCAAAGCTAAAGATCACAAAGGCTGATGGAACTATATCTGAACACCAGATTACTCCATCGATCGAGTTCGCGTTTGAAGTTTATGCTAAGAAAGGCTTTCACAAAGCCTTTAGAGATGACGAAAAGCAGACCGATGTTTATTGGTTAGCTTGGGAATGTCTGCGCAGAGTTGAAACAGTCAAGATGTTCGGGGCTGATTTTCTAGACACACTTTTAAAAGTGGAAGTTCTAGATGATGACCCGGAATTATAGGGCGTGACTCTTTTACCTACTTAATCGCGAGATTAAGTCTGGAAACAAAGATCGCGCCTAACGACTTACTCGAACTTGATTCGAGAATGTTTAAGGCTTTATTACAGGCTATGAAAGATCGAAACAAGGAGATGAAAGATGCCAGTCGCAGTAAAGGGCGCAGTCGCACTTCGTAAGTCCTTGCGTAGTTTTACACCTGATCTAGCCAAGCAATTACCTAAAGAGATGGCAATAGCCCTTAAGCCTGTTGTGAAGACAGCTAGGGGCTATTTGCCTTCTGAT